AAAAACAGTAAATGCATCTGATATTCTCAATCTACCAAATGCATCTACAATTCCACCAGAAGGAGTTACTTTGTCATCCAGCATAAAGACTTCAAATCTACCTTCTACATCTATTGTATTATTATGAGAACGCCATTGCATTTATTTTCTCAGTATTCTTCCATATCTTGATTTGAAGGTGAGCTACTTCCACCCATGCTGAATCCTACCATTGGCTTACTTCCTAAAGCACTTGACATCATGCTAGAAACTGCAGGAGGTTTTGGTAAATTAGGCATTTGAATAGCAGGTTTTCTTTCCATTGCTTCATTATCTTGTTCTTCTGTAGCATCTAGATAAGATGCAACTTTAATCATGTAGTCACAAGCAACTGCAATCTTAGACTGAACCCACTCCGGAAGATTCTCATCATCTTTCATACCACTCATCAACTTTTCAGCAGCTTGAGTAATTTGAGTAAGTTGAGTTTTTGCCATTGAACCCTCATAATCATATTCGTAATCTTCACCTGGTTTGTGGTCTTCTGATTGAGTTTGTTGAGATTTTTGTTGCTGTTGATTTCTTTTAAATTCTGCTAAAGCCGCTTGTTTTGTTCGTATAGCATTTTGCATCTCTTCAATTTCCTTTTCCATTGCCTGTGCTTTTAAATCTGCAGAACTTTCTTCTTCCTTCACAACATAACCATTAATAATTTTATTGATATCTGTGTAAACTTTTCTATCTTCCATTGAATAAACCTTTAAGTTTAGATACAAAAAAAGGGAGAGGTTTTACCCTCTCCCCTTTATGATTTAAATTATAATATAATTAAATCAGGTCAAATTCAATACTTTGAATTTTCTGTAATAAACATTCTCGTCTGCAGTAAGACCAGTTCCATCGGCACGTACTGCTTGACCACTTGCATTAATTCTTGAGAATGGATTAGCGACCATAGCATCTCTACTCATGAATCCAATAATTGGAGTGAATGAGTTAGGATCTTGGGCTCTCAACATTTGCAATGGCTGATATGGACAATAGAATACACCAGAATCATAAGGTGAAGTTCCTTTGTAACCAACAGTGACCAAAGCTTTAGTTGCATTTACTGGAAGATATGGGTCAATATAAACTTTAAATTGACCATTCAAGACACCAGCAAACAAGTTATCAGTTTCATCAGTCTTTAGAGAAACTTTTAGATTTGAAGAATAATCAAGAACACCAGCCATTTGAAGTGCAGATGCAACGTCTGCAGAACAAATAATGATATTTCCTTTTCCTCTACGTGTCTCTCTTGCGATTTGATTAGCTTCAATTTCCATTTGGAACATCAAACCTTTAAACTTCTCAACTGACCATCGACCATTTGAATCTACAAGAAGGTCATAGTTGCTGTTTGCACCATCAGTTGCATTTTTAGCACCAGGCTTAGCAACAGTGTAAATTGTGCGAATTACTTGGCGGTTTACTTCTGCCAAAATTTCGTTTGACAAAATGTTTGACAATTCGCTTTCAGCATTCAATCCATGAGTAGCTTTAAGGTCTTGTGCCATTTCAAGTGTGTATTGTCCTCTTAACTTTCTTGTTTGAGCAGTTACGGACATTTTCTCAATTGAGAATGACATCTCTGGAATAGCATCTCCACCGGCTCTTCCCATTTGCTCACCAACTGATGTAGCAACTCCTCTACCTGTGACTGCATCTACTGTTGTTCCGAAGAATGCATCAACAGGGTCAATTGTAGAAAGATGAGTTCCGCCTTTGCCATCTGAAGAATATGCAGTGTTTGCTTCACCAAAGAATGCTTCATTTGTGTAAGCAGCACCACCAGCAGGCAAAGGATTGGGTCCAGGTGAACCATAATGTGAACGCATGGCGAAAATTAATCCTGTTGGACCTGTAAGTGGTTGAACACCACAAACATCATAAGCCAACAATTTAGGCATGGTTCTTCTTACAAGAGAAATTAAAACAGGGTCAACAAATTGCACAGCACCTGCAGAATCGCTTCCAACTGGCGCTAATCCATTTAATGTATCACCACCGGATTGGTCAATACCAGAACCCATTGGTCCTTCTGTCAAGAACAATCCTCGTCCTCTTTCTTGAGCAGCTTGTTGTCTCATCATTTTTTCTTGATTCTCAAGAAGAACGGCTGTTACACTTTTCTTATAACTATCTGCAATCTGGGGTAAATCCTCATGCTCAAGGATCGGTTTCCATTTTGCGCTTGCTTGTTCGTTAAGTACCATATATACTCCTTTGTTAATTTTTATTCTTTAAATACAATAACTTTTTATTATTTAGTATATATTATATTTAAAAATTATATTGTGAAATTGCTTTCTTGTAAACATCAATCGCAGATTCAGTTTTTTCTGCATGATAATCTTCTGTCAATGTTGAAGATTCAAATTTTTCATCTTCACTCATGTCTTTAGTTTCAGTAATTACATTACTTGAATCATGAGAGAAATAATGTTCTTTAATGATATTGATCTTTTTGGTGAACTCGGCTTCATCTTCAAAGTCTACAGATTCTGACAACTCTGATAATTGTTCTCGGTCTGCCATAGACAAGTCTTGTGCAGCTTCAAAGATGATATTCTTTCTTTTCTCTTCTTGAAGTTGTTGCTTCAATCTCATATTTCTTTTCAAATGAGTATTGATTTGGTTCTCAAGTTCACCATTTTTTTCCTCAAGAGATTCAAGTAAGTCTTCTTTTCCTTCCGGAACATCAACATAATTTTCTACAAAAAGATTTTTCAAACCTTGAATGAAGTTTTCTGTGATTTCAGTACGAATACCTTTTTCTACAGAAAGTTCATTTTCTTTCAACCACTCTTCGGCAACGTAAGTGATATATTCGTCAATCTTACCAGTAAGATTGTCTAGTTCCTCATGCAATTGCTCGGCATGAGCTTCGACTGCTTCCTTCAAGTTAGCATTATATTGCTCTTCAAGTTCTTCACGTAGTGTTTCCACTTCTTCATCTATTCTGCGATTGAGTGCAGTTTCAAAAATTAAAGCAGCTTTTTCCTTAAATTCTTCGGTTAATGTATCTTCATTTTCAAAAAGCTTATTGATGTCTTCCATCATATCTTCTTTCATTTTATCTTTTTTCGCTTTTTTCTTTGCTTCTTCTAATTTTTTATCATCATCATCTTCTTCATCTTCATCGTCATCATCATCCTTTTTCTTTTCATCTTCATCATCTTCTTCATCTTTTTTGGCTTCTTCAACCATATCATCCTCATCGTCATCGTCATCTTTTTTCTTTTTATCATCATCTTTTTTCTTTTTATCATCATCGTCATCATCGTCATCATCATCGTCATCTTTAGCTTCGGCTAAATCACGTTCTTGCTTTCGCTTTAACGCTTCTTCAACCATGTCTTTGTTCATTTCATCAGCAATAGAAACGGCCAAAGTTGATACAGTTGTATCAGCATCAATAGTTACTGAAGTAGCAGCACCTTTATGTCCAACGGCTTTCAAAAGTGCCTTCACCATTGCATCTGTTTTACCATCGTCAATTGCTTTTTTAATTTCTTCAACAGTACCCATTTTTGTACTGTCTTTTAGGTCAGCATCGGGATACTTACTAGATAAGTATTCCATGACCTTTTTTTTGATTTCGGCTTTTGTCATAAGAATTCCTTTACAATATGGGTTTACATTTTACCATGTATGATTTATTTATATATTTCAATTTCTTGAAACTTTATTCAGAAAATCTTCAAAAATTTTGAGTGTTTCTTCCTCACGTTTCTGATGAAGTTTTTGTTTAACACTATTTTCAATTGAAGATTTTGTCTCTTCTAGTAATTGTTCAATTCGTTTTTCTTTCTCAGAAATCTTTTTACGATTAGTATCTTCAAACAACGTTCTCAGTTTGTCATTCTCTGATTTTAATTCAAAGATTTTATCATTCATATTTTTTAATTCACTTTTCATTTCTACTAATGTATCAAACCACATGAATGCATTTGTGTTTGTTGATTTCTCTTCAACGATTTCGGCTTGCTTACGAACAAATGATTTTGTGTCTTCATTCCAAAGCCAATCAACAGATTCCATTACCATATCAACAAATGCTTTTGGTGCAGATGGGTCATATACTACGTCAATAGCGGCCAATTGAAAATCTTCTCCAACAAGTGAGTATCCTTCTTTTTGAATTAAAGAACCAACACCTCTTGAAGAAACTCCCAACTTAACACCACCATCAACTAAACCTTTAACAATATTACCACATGGAGTGTCTAATACTTTAGCTTTTCCCATGATATTATTTCCATCCATATTCAATTCGGTTATCAAGTGTGATACTCTTTCCAAATTGATAGTTGGGTCAGAAGGATGATTCAATTCTCCTAAAGCACGTTGTGAGTGTACTTTCTCATCAATATATCTTTTAGTTTCTTTTTCTAAAATAGGTAAACTATACCGTCTTCCATTGCGATTGGTTTCTTCCGCTTGCATGAAAACACCTGAAAGATAATGGTATTTTTTACCATCACTTTCATTTTCTTCTACAATGGTTTGTATGTTATCAGAATTTTCTACAAGTAATTTCATGTTTCTTTCCTAAGTGTTTTAGATTGTCTTTGTGTCTCTTTTCTCTTAAATTTTATTCTTTTCATTTGAGCAGGTTTTGAGCGCAAAGTCTTCCATCTTTTAAGAGAAGTTTTACGGTCTTTCATTCTTTGCCCAGCAGGTTTTGTGCTTTTTGGCAAACATATGACATCTTTTACTTTTTTGCCAGATAGACTAATAGTTCTATTTAGAGGTTTTTTATATTCATCGGACCTACAAGTGAGTACAATTTTGTTTAAACCGAGTCTAGGATTTCTTCTCCAACGAACAGCCGGAAGATTTTCATTTAGCAAGAAACATTCTTTTATTATTTTACTTTTACTCTGGTCTACAAAATTTCGTACAGCTTGTTCAAGTTGTTCATCTGTTAAATTTAATTCCGATAATGAGTTTTGAAATGTTTTTAAAGCGTCCATAAAATTTATATTTGATTTTTTTATTTTGTTGAGATTTTTTTTGAAATCTTTAAATTTGTTTTTCTTAGATGGCTTTTTCTTTTCATTTGCAGACAGTTCACTTTTTAATGGTGTGCCTGCCGCTTCCATTCTATTTTTAAATAATTCATTTAAATCTAATATATCAAAATAATATTTTGACACAAAGTTTCCATATTGTTGAGGTCTTTTCATAAACATAAAGAAAGACCGCATATACATAGTATTTTGAAACTTTTTAGTAAATTTTAAATCTAAAGAATTTATTACAGTATAAAAATCTAATCCCGAATTTTCATCTTGATTCATCGCATCACTGTGTAATTTATCAAGACGTTCATTATCTTTTTTAGCAACGGCAAGTAGATTTTCTTTTTCTAAATCTAGATGATGAAAACCTTTTATTAAAATTCCATTAGTAGATTGTCCTCTCAATCTATCAAAAAATTTTTTATACTGTGCGAATATTTTAAAATATTGTTGTAAATGATTTGTAATTTTTTCAGAATCAGAAAATGTTTTGTTTTCTGTATTAGAATCATTTGCTTTTATTTTTTGACCAACTAAATTTTCAGGGTCTAATTTCATTATTAAAAAAGAAGCTATTTTTATGAACCTGTAAAATGAAGTGTGTAAAGACATTACATATTTTACATTATCAAAATCAGCTATATTTTTAATTGTGAAAAATTTTTTATATTGTGATTTACTTTTATTAAAGGATTTATCAAATGCTTCTATCAAATAAGATAATGTACTGAATATACTTTTTTCACCAACAAATAAATCATCATAAAAATTTAAACTTTTAATTTTAGAATCATTATCATATATTCTACCAATCTCTATAATTTTTTTATAAAGATTTGAACTTGTACCTTTTCTATTTTTTTCAATTCTATCAATTATTTTACGTAGTTCATCAATATCTTTATCTTCTATCAATAAATCATTTAGCTGGCTCATTTGCACCTCCAGTCATACCACCAACATTTGCTGGCGTCATACCAGCATAACCTTTCAAGTTATTGTATTCTTGATATTTAACTCTAATTTGTCTTTGTAAATTTTCTTTAACTGGAGACTGTGCTGCACGTACTCTCATTTCTAATTCTACAATTTCAGCAAGTAATCTAGCTTCTTTTGTTTTTGTTTTAGAAGATGTGTCAGAATCAGAAACTTGTTTAAGTTTGGATGCTATTTCTTTTGAACTTTCTGAAGACCTGACGTATGGAGATAACATACTAATTTCTGATTTAATCACAACTATTTGGTCAACGATTCCTCTTAGTTCCGCATTATTGAGTAATGCTTCCGGGTTCCTCCCACTCTTTTTAAATATATCATTAGCCAAACGTGTGCTTTGTTTTTCTAAATCTTGCAATTTTTTATTTAAATTACGAACAGTTTTTTCTACACTATTCATACCCAAATAATCAATTAATGCACCAATTCGTTCATCTATTTTATCCGAAGCAGAGTTTACTAAAGCATCCAAGATGTTTCCTTTTTTTCTTGGACTTAAAATTTTACCTAAAGTTTTTGTATTGACCATACTTTTAAGACGGTCTGTCCATTTACCTTCAGTTAGTATATCAAGAGAATCTTTATTAAAAGATTCTCTGTCTTCATTTATTAAATGAGTTATTAGTTTATTCTTGCTCATCTGCTACTACCGGTTCTTGATTAAACATAGATTGAGACATCTCCTCTTTCTTCTGCTGAATTTTATCATAAATTTTATTAGCTATGACGCTATCAAAATTTTCTTTTGTTCCAATCATGTTACCATCATTTACATTTTTAATTATTGCTTTTAATTCATCTGTCATGTTCCCGCTCCTGTAGTTGGGGTTGTTCCTGTTCCACCTGGAGGAGTACCTCCTCCACCTAAATCATTTACCATTCCTTCTCCGGCGCCAGGTCCAAGTCCGGGTTCAGAACCTAATCCTCCTCCAAACAAGTCTCCTCCGGCACCCAATCCTCCTCCGCCCATCATGTCACCACCCATTCCCATACCAAATCCAGGTTCACCTTCTTGTGGTGCAAATCGTGGGTCGAATCGTTCTTCTTCTATTTCTTCATCAATTTTTTCTATTTCTTCATCTGTCATGAACAATATATTTTTGCGAATATAATTAGCTGAAAAATATTTACCTCTATATTCTTCGGCTTCTCTCACAGCATTCATTTTTTCATTTAAAACTTCAAGACTTTTTAACGCATTGAAGTTACTATCTTGGTCGAAAGTAAATTGAATATCGTCTTTCATATCATCCCATTGTTTCAATGAAACGATATTCTTTAGAATCAATTGTCTTTTTAATAATTCTAAAAATAGATTAGAAAATCGTGTTCTTAATTTTTCAATGAATCGTAAGAATTTATATTCTTCTCTTGAAATCTCACTGGCTCTACCTAATGAGAATCCGCTTTCTGGTTGCATTCTTGAAATTGGAACATTCAAAGAACGAAACAATTGTCTTTGAAAATATTCAAGTTCATCTAGTTGTGTCATTCCACCTTCATCACCAGATAATGTATCTATCTCAGTAGTAGCACTACCATTTCTTCTCGGCATCCAATAATCTTCAAGCATAGTTTGAAACTTACGGTCATCTCTTAACATACCAGTTTTACTATCGTAAACCATTTTGTTACGATATTGATCTTTCAATGTCTGTAGATATTGTCTTGCCTTTGGTGCGGGTAAGTTACCGACATCAACATAGAATATTCTTCTTGACGGTGCTCGACTCAATCTGTGAATAATTGATGCATCCTCAAGTAATCTAATTTGATTCAAAGGTCTAAACGCTTTATGAAGATATGATACTACAGATGTTCTTCTTTCATCTAATAATCCACTAGTGATGTAGACAACCGTATCGGGTGCAATTTTCATCACATTTCTGGTTTGTCCTTGGTCTTGATGAAATACACCAGTTTCAGAATAAAGATAATACTCTTGATATGACTGATTGATTGGAATTTCTTCTGCACCAAGTTGAAGTCTTTCTTGTTCTTCTTTCTTTTCTCTAACTTTTTTAATTTTAAAAGGATCAACTATTCTACATTCTATAATTCCACGTTGAGGATTTTCTTTGTCAATCATTACGTGATAAAATAATCTGCCGTCAACAAACCATCTTCTAAAAATTTCATATCCCAAATATTTAAAATTTAAAATATCTAACACTTCATAGAATTCATCAGTAATTTTTTGTTTGATTAATTCTGAATAATCTTCTAGATAGTCTAAGTCTATATGAACTGGATAAGTTTTGCGATTTGCTACAATGGCCTCATTGACAATTTCATCAACTGCAATTTCACATTCTGGTTGCATAATCATTGCACGGTATCGTGCTATCAAATCAAATTCACTTTGGAAAGTTCCTTCAAGATTTAGATATGTACCATAGACACCGGCAGAGCCTACAACAGCCGAACCATCATCATTTTCAGGTGGTGTAAATGACTGAAGATTAGTTTCTTCTCTGCTTTTTTGTTCTTGAAACTTCCATCCAAATAATACTGCCATTCAAAAACTCCTCATTTATAATTGATATTAATTGTTTACAGTATTTATCCATTTTAAAAAAACAAAAAACCCGCATGTATTAAATGCGGGTTTTAAAACGTAATTAATTATGATAAAATATCAAATACCACCACCTGGATTTCCTGCGGCAGTATTCAAATTAGCATTAGTGATATCATTATTTGGAACAGCCCATCTTGTAGTAGGCTCAACTCCTCCAGTAGCTGATGTAAATGGATTATTTGCAGGTGAACCCGTAACACCAATTTCACTAGTGTTTTTAACCCAATATTGATACGCAAATGTCACACTAAATTCCTCAATCGTATCTTTATCATCCCAACTCAATGAAATCTCACTTACGTTTGTTGGAAATGCATCTTTAAAATAATAAGAACCTAAATATTCAGTTCCAGTAGTTGATTCTCCTCCATTCTTTTTCAATTGATGTACTTGCATTTGACCAAACACGGTTTGGTTTGCCGTATCACCAAATCCAGATTGTGCTTCAAAGATAGCAGCACCGGGTGAAATATATTCTATCCATGCTTCAAACAAATGACGAATTTTATAATCTTCATCATTTATGATTGTTACTGTCCATGGACCAAAAGTTCTATCAATGGATGGAACTTTGAAATCTCTTCCCAAAAAACTCTTGGTGATT